GTTTCAACATGTCTAAGGATATGGTTTATCATTTTGAAAAATATAATTTTATTTCATCCTCCTGGTCACTTTGGGGCACGTCTGGGGCACGGGCATTAAGGACATTATTCAACATGGCAACTTGAGTCACGCTGCACTCAGGCATCCATGCACCATAAACATTGTAGACCATGCTGGCGCTGGAGTGCCCCATCTGTGATGCAATAAATGTCGGGTTTGCTCCGGAAGATAAAGCCCAGCACGCATAGGTATGGCGTGACTGATACGCTTTACGGGATCGGATACCCGCTCTTTTTATTGCTGAATCCCATGTCGCTCCGATGGAGCTTACCGCGTAGTTAATACCCGCCTTGTGATTCTTGCGAACGATTTGCGGACAGAAAACAAAAGTGCACTCGTGCAAAATTGTTCTTCCGTACTCGCGTAATTGAACAGTGATCTGATGCTGCCTGCTAAGACGAGTAAGCATCGCCTGGTTTTTAAGTGCTTCAATTGCTGGTGCCAGAAGATGTATAACCCGGTTAGTGCCTGCGTCGGTCTTTGGTAGCGTAAAATCACCTATTTTTGTAAAATTTCGTCGCACTGTTATCGTGCCAGCTTTCAGGTCGATATCCTCCCATGCAAGTGCGGCAATTTCACCGTGTCGCATCCCTGTAAAAACAGCCACTGTCCAGAGGTTTTTGGTCTGTTGATGATGGCAGGCATCAATGAGACGGCTAAACTCATCTCTGGTCAGTGGATCCGGCACTGGTTTTGATTTCCTCAGCGGTGTTATTGAATTAAACGGGTTTTTCTCCAGATACCCGTTTTCGGCGGCAAAGCTGAACATTCCGGCTGTTGTTGTCATGTAATAGTTCACTGTGGGTACGGTTCTTCCTTTTCGGGACGTGCTGGTTTTCCTGCTTCCCTTTTCCCCGGTCAGTAAATCTTTCCTGATAAACAGCAGATCTTCTTTTGTAATCGATGACGCCAGCCTGCCAGGACCAAGCCTCGGTAGCATATTTTTCATCACTGATTGATAACGATTTAAGGCGTTACTACCGATTTCCATTGCTTTCAGAGTAAGCCATTTCTGTGCCAGTTCACCGACGGTGATATCTTTTTTTACCAGGCCAAATAGCTTCAGGTTAGGTGAGTCAGGGAATCGATCGGCATAATCAAACGTTCCTGTTCTGATTGCAAAGCAGACCGAAGCCCTTAACTCACCAGCGATCTTTCTGTTTTTCGGTGTATCGGGCACGCGAAGATTTTCGCGCACTCGTTTACCCCTGTACTTAAACGTTATTCGGAGTTTTCCTCCGTGATTTTCAACGCCGGCTGGATAGGCTGAATTCGCCATTGTTCCTCCTGCGTCCAAGAGCACGCTCAGGTTATACTCTTATGGACAAGAATTAAACATCCTGAGATGGTAAGGGTTGGTTTTTGATCCAAGTGTTGATGGTAGGAAGATGATAGAGACATTCGCTGTTTTTCTTTGGCGTTCCGTCGGGGGCGATTTGTTTATATTCTCTGCCGTTCATCCACGCACTGTCCCTGGCGCGTAATATTGTTCCTTTTCTCAGGCCTGTTACAGCCATTAAAAGCTCCAGTGTTACCCATTCATTCGCATTTATCTGTACAACAGGTGTGATGACTGGCTGAATGCCATGGTTATGTTGGTTTACTAACTCGCGCATAAGTTGCCTCTGCATGTGTAAGAAAAAACCGCCATCAGGCGGCTTGGTGTTCTTTCAGTTCTTCAATTCGAATATTGGTTACGTCTTATTCGATGCGCACTCCTGGTATTTCGCCTTTTGATATTGCTAAGTCATAAATTTGCGCGGCACTATACCCATCTCGCATCCATGAATCTAAGGCGCGAACAGCCTCGCTACGCTTTTTATCTTCTCTCTCATTTTTGATATCAACGAGGACATCAACGCAATTAAGGCAAATGTGGATTTTGTCTTTACATTCGATCATGGCGGCTTTGCCATGATTTCCGCCACACAGTGAGCATAAATCTTCAGGGTCTGGCTGGTATTTCTGTAACGTTAGAGGGTTGAATGTTGAACAGGCCATAATCATCTCCATAAAACAAAACTCGCCGTAGCGAGTTCAGATAAAAGAAATCCCCGCGAGTGCGAGGATTGTTATTCATTGCCGATATTCACCTTTATCGCGAACACCTTTACCGGTTTATCACCGAAGTGCGGATGTGTGATTGTCTTGATTTCATATCCGTCATACGGAACGTCAATTCTGCGACTGGAATCCTCGCGCTTAGGATATCCCTTTGTGATAATCAGGCGGTCATATTCCCGGAACATAATTCGCTTATTCCAGCAGTCATTGCACAGGCGATATTCTTCTGTTTTCTCCCCGCGAATCATGGCATCGAAGTATTCACCTTTGACTGCAAGTTGCAGGTTAGCCACGACCTTCCTCCTTTGGCTTGTGAATTTGTATCGTCATGCCGCTTTGAGTGGTGACTACAACGACAGAACCAGGCTGAAGGCTGTTAAGATTGAATGCTTCGTAAAATGAATCCAAGGCCAGTGCTTTTTTATTCTTTCGGTTCCACCAACGCCATCCCTTGCTACAGGCTACACTGACAATCCACTGTCCACTCCTATAAGCCAAATAAAACCAGATGAGCAAAACCTGAAGGAATGCTATCCAGTCAATAATCGTATATTTCGCGAAGGAGTCCATCAATTAACCTCCTGCGGCGGTTCTGGTAGCGGCATCCAGTGGGTTACCTGCTCAACACCATTGCCCGGCTTAATCGTTACATCTCCTCGCCGAAAGGTGCTTCCGGTATAGCGTGCGGAGCATATTAGCGGCTCAACCAGATCACTATCGAAATTCACCGAAATAAGTACGTTCTGATTCTTTTTCGGCATTCGCTCACTACAGCTTATCCAACCATCCGGAGTTACCGGAGAGTTGCCAGCCTCATACGCCACACGCATCCAGTGCATAAGCGTTTCAGTGCTCACACATCCGCAATCAACGTCTATTTTTTCTTTTTGTTCTGACAACCATTCCTGGAATGACAGCTTGGCAGTCTGGCTTGCTGGCTCAATTCGTGGCAGGCCGATATATAGCGGTACATTTCCCGGATCCATCGAATTGTCGGGACAAATAAACGTGTTACAACCATATTTAACGAGCTCAATTCCCGCGGTGTCGATAGTGGCGAATGGTTCAGCGGTCAATGCAGTCAACGCAATTTCATAAGCACGGCGCTCAATATTGTCCCGCACCCCCAGACTGCTGATATGTTCTTTAATTTCTTTAATTAGCTCTTTGTCGGTAATAGTGGTCATAGCTATTTCACCTTAATCTCAACATTTCGCAGCTTTAGCTCTACTGGCAGGTCTGACTTTCCGGTTAATGCTAATGCGAGATTTTCTGGAGTAATGAGAGCAGTTATTGTTTTCCCCATCGCCAGACGAATAATCATTCGTATCTCGCGATCGTCACATGCTCCCGGTCGAACAATTGAGATTTGTCCGTTCATCTCACTCTCCTTTGATGCGAATGCCAGCGGTACTCATTCTCCTGATTTCCCAGAGCACACGAGGAATACCACCGTTTCCGACCGGATCGCGTTTACTCCGCAGGGCGACGCTTGATTCCGCCCAGCTTTTTCTTGGAGGAAGCTCTTTCACACGAACAAAACCAGCTGCGCGAAGAGATGCTCCTGATTCATCTGCCTGGGTGTACGTAATACAACGTTGATAACCCATAGCTTTTGCTGCCCGCCAGACAGCACCATAAAGCGCGCTGTTAGCGTTGCGTTCTCCTGTGGTACATGTGCGATTTACTTCAAGCGTTAATCCATCGTCCAAATGTCGTGCAACAGGTCGACCAGCTGTCGCCACACCTATCAATTCTCCGGCATTATTTCTCAGACCAATGCTGAATTTATGCCCCACTGGTGGTTTATTGTGTCGGTGGTGCTGTGCGATAAATTCCTGCGCCGCTTTCAGCGTTATAGGTGAAATGACCATCACTCAGACTCCTCCTTGATGCCAGCGGCGCTTGCTGATTCTTCATATGCGCGTTTAGCAGCGTTAAGGATTGCTGCCAGTGGCGTATAGCCGCCATCCATTCGGATTGTGTTGTGGATGCCAGCCATTGTGTCGCGCAATTTGCTGTGGCTAGCAGACAGTTCTGCTATGCGCTTACTTCCATCCGCGATTACTCCCTCGTAATACTCGCGTTGCTCGTTGAGTTTTGATTTTGCTTCCTCAAGCTCAACACGCAGTTTCCCTACCGTTAGCGCAATATCCTCGTTCTCCTGGTCGCGGCGTTTGATGTATTGCTGGTTTCTTTCCAGCTCATCCAGCAGCGCCAAGACGGTAGCCGGATTGGCTGCGGCGATGAATTCAGCATTGGCCTGCTGTTCCATTTGGAAATCTTCATCGAAACCGCTTTCAGGATGCGCTCCTTCAATTCTGCAAATGGGAATATATCCAGCAGCCTCGCGATGAATTAGTGCATCATCACCATCAAATCGGCTCTCTCCATATTCGAGAGACCACTCACCACACGTTGCTTTTTCTGCCTTTTCACGCAGTACCTGATAGTCAATTTTGCTCACTGGTTGCCTCCTTTGCGCAACATCGCATTCAGATATTTGTTGTCATTAACAGAACCGAAACTCTTTCTCTTAAGCAATTCCTCTCTCGAGGGCATTGGCTTTACGCGTTGGCGAATAATCATTTCTGCCGGAAGAATGCCGGGATTGTATGCAAGTCCTCTCATGGTAAATTCCTCAGTCATTACTGATAGCGCCATAGCGTGAGCGGTAATTACGCAGGCGCGGGTCGATATATTCAGGGAATTTGTCTATTGTCGCTTTTCGCAACGGTCTCATTGCTGTTTCGTTTGTTCGGTCCTTCTCCTGTTTTAGCGCGAGTTGTATATCGCGTCGGTACATCCGTTCTGCTTTTGTTTCTGGTGTCAGAGCAAGAAACGCGTCGAAATTGTTTTTGATATTTTCCAGCACCTCCGCCTTGGAGCTACCGGAGCAGTTGCGCGGGTCATCCGCACCATACAGAGGCGCTGGCATAATGGGAGCCTTATTTTCAGTAATCAGAAAGGAGGGTAATCGTTCTGGCTGTAACCATAATCATCTGCATGATTATGGCTTACGTTTTTAGAGCGATTGTCTTTATCTTTGAGGCTGGCAACCATGTTGGCGATAGTTTCTGGTTGCTTGCCTTCTGCCTTTTCTTTAAGGGTTTGACCTGTTTGTGCAATAAACGGGATGCGTATTTCCATCTGGTAGCTGTCTGCGCCAGTCTTTTTGTTTGTGGTTAATACTTTCTGGAGCACTAACCCGATTTTCTTTCCATGAAATTCAGGTGCAACAAATTTACTGGCGGAAACCATATGTTGCGTTAATTGTCCAATCCCGGCACACCCCATCATGGCGTGAACGACATTTGCGCCAAATTTGTTTTCCGTGCCGTCATTTTTCTGAACACAGACGCTAAGATACTGGATTTTACGTCCGTCGTCGGATTCTCCAGAAAACTCAATAAATTTGGCTCCTTTTTCTGATTGCTTGAGTTCTGCTTCAGTAATGGTAATTATGTGAGCGCCAGTTTCGTTAATAAAACCACCTTGCCCTGCGGTCAGTGCTGCTTCTTCGTTATAAGTAAAAATTACGTTGCTCATGCTTTTATCCTTTTGATAAGGCCTTGTCTACAGACCAATGATATGTGTAAATCCTGCTTCTTACCGTGCTTGGGTTTAATCCAGTTTTTTCGCAGTGCTCTGAAATTGTTGCCAGCACTCCATTGAATTTAAATAATACGGTATTACTCTTATTTCTTGCTTGCTCGATACTTTTCTGCCATTCGCAATTTGATGGTTCGTAATTACCATTGTTATCAATTCTTCCCAATGTAGTTCCGTCAGGTCTTTTTCCCATATCAGCGAAAAATAATTTAAAGTTCAGCCACCGTTCACAAACAGTTATTCCTCTTCCTCCATAGTGTTTGTATTTACTATTTCTTTCATTGAAGCATCTTGTTAAGATTGAAGACCATGACTTGTATGTTGGTGTTCCATACATGCCATGTTTGTTTTTTCTTGCTTTTGTTGTAGATGAGCGTGAGCAACCACAACTTCTTGTGTGCCCTGAACGGAGGTTGCCAAGCTGTTTAACACAAACTACTCCGCAGTCACACACACAGTTTACCAACCTTTGAGTACCACGCATTCCTGCATCACCAATAACAACTAAATTGCCAAATCTCTCGCCGGATACCTCAAGACGTCTCATTTTTTTCAAACCCATAGTAAGAGCATATTTTTTTATCTACTTCGTACAAATCATTATCAATAAACTGACTATCAAACATCCCAACCGGACTTTTACAACAATCACTCCCGTTTGTCTGGGTGGAAAATGAGTATTTTCCGTTCTGTACGTGAGTTCTTAACACGATAGTGAAATAACCTTCAGGAACAAGTGTCGAATCGACTAGTTTTCCGACGGTTTTCATTCGTGTATAGCCAAAATCATCAGTTTGCGTGTGTGCCAGAATATAAACTCTCCGAGTGTCTGCACCTTCACCAGCAGCCCTGAACACATCCCATGCGTTTTTCCCTATCGAGGTAAATTTGTCATATCCTCTCTCATTGCATTTACCCATTAGTTCGTTAACCATCACAGCCTGATAATCATCAATAACTACAATTTCATGCGGAGCATTAATTAGTGCCCTTACAATATTTTCAGTATTATCTGTTCTGTATATGTTCCCGTTATTGTTTTCCTTGCTTATTTTAACCCAATCACTTGATGGGAATGGTAGCGGTTTGTTTATGCACTGTATGATTAATGTTTTTTCTGGTGGTAAGTTTCTTAAACTGGTTGATTTTCCGGTGCCAGACTCACCGAGTATTAATGTCGCAGTACCCATAATTCACCTCAGAATGGTAATTCGGATGGGGAGGAAAGAAATTCGCGCTCATTCATGCGCTCTCTTTGTGCCTGCCATAAGCAAAGTTGTTTCTTTGATTTATCTCCCGCTTTACGCCAGTAACGAGCCTCAGCAATGTGATACTCTCTTTTTAATCGACTTAACTCTGGGGTTTTCGCCAGTTCTACCGGAATCATTTTGACCTCCATTTTCTGTAGGCTTCTACGGCTTCACGAAACATCTTTTCATCGCCAATAAAAGTGGCGATAGTGAATTTAGTCTGGATAGCCATAAGTGTTTTATCCATTTTTTGGAACTCCTGGCTGATTAAGTATGTCGATAAGGCGTTTCCATCCGTCACGTAATTTACGGGTGATTCGCTCAAGTAAAGATTCGGAAGGGCAGCCAGCAACAGGCCACCCTGCAATGGCATATTGCATGGTGTGCTCCTTATTTATACATAACGAAAAACGCCTCGAGTGAAGCGTTATTGGTATGCATATAAAAAGTCCCTCACACTGGAGGGCAAAGAAGATTTCCAATAATCAGAACAAGTCGGCTCCTGTTTAGTTACGAGCGACATTGCTCCGTGTATTCACTCGCTGGAATGAATACACAGTGCTTATTCGTACTAATAAAATACCCAATTTTCTGTTTCTTGGTTGTGTCCAAAGTTATATTCAATATCTGGTATTGATGTATCAATATTCTTCATCCCATCAACAAGAGTTGATACAACAGCCAAATCTTGTTTGATTCTCATTAAATGGTATTTCTTCCGGCGCAATAAACTTTCAATGGCAAGTTTCTTCGTTGGGAATGCAAAAGATCTTTCTGCATTTTTTGCTACTTTCTTAATTGCATATCTATTTCTCCTTTGTTTCCATTCCTGTAACCACTGATTTGGTGCTGGTTTAAAATTAACAATCCAATGCGCAGGAACCAACCATGCATAATGCTCTGTCTGATGAAAAGCTATATATTGAAGTGCGAATATTTTTATCCCATCTTCTTCAACTGTCGCCTGGAATCTCCAGAAAACAGGCATTCCATCATGTTCAGTTTCTGATTCAGGAAAAGGTACGCTCCATGATTTTGTCATATCTCACCTCAAATAAGTGGTTTGCTGCCTAATTTCATTTTCTGGCGACCAACACAAGTTACACCCATTTCACTGCGTGGCTTGCGGTAGTAAAGATTGTGCCTGTCTTTTAACCACATCAGGCTCGGTGGTTCTCGTGTACCCCTACAGCGAGAAAAATAGTAAAATCCTCTCACCCCCTTATTTTGTCAGGGTGATATCTCCTTCAGTTCTGACCATTCGCCTTAATACTTTCCTTAAGTCGATGTAAAGTTGAAGGTCTCCATTTGCTGCGGCATCAGCCATTTTTTGCCTGACAAGCAGTAATGTTTCATACGGCTCAATAAGAATATCGTCATGAGTAATTAGGTGAAGCGTTGCCGCATCAACTATTCCTAGAGCTGCGCCAAGTATCAAAAATTCCCTGCTATTTTTGTCGCATGAGGAGATAAGCGTATTTAGCGCATACCTAATATTCTTTATAGCTGTTGTTAATGCTGCAATTTCTTCTATGGCGTCTTCTTCAATGAGCTTTTTAAGCTCATATTTTTCTTCCTGACCCATAATTACCTCGCCGTCAATTGTTTTGATTTCCGGTAGCCTGCCGCGTAAATGGTTTGTGTCACGAGATCGCTAACCCCGTATATAAAAACACTTTAATAACTATCAAGTTATGGAAATGTTCTTTTGTAGTGAGCAGCATTGCCGTTCATCCTGAACCCGCCGCGCTCCCGACGCATGGTTTAATGTCGCGCCGTTCGACATGGCTTAACTATATCCAAAGCTATTATTGCTGTAAATAGCTATAGTTATAAAATAACTCCTTTGGTTATTTAGTCATTGATATCTAATGTAATTTATTTTTCTTGTATGTGAGATTTGGTGTTTTTTGGGCAATAAAAAACCCGCAAAAAGCGGGTTTGTTGTGGTGTGATGAGGTTAGTAGTCAACTACAGACCACCAGAAGATTCTTCCGATGATCTCGATATCGCTTAGATTCTTTTCTTCTTGTGGGTATTCCAGTGAGTTAAAGCTTCTAATGCTTACCTTGTCAGGCCCTGACCGAAAGAGAATCTTAATGCGTTTCCAGCCGTTCTCGTTAATGGCGTAAATCTTTCCGTCAACTATTTTCTTATCGTTGGTGTTAACAGCAACTGTTGTTCCATCAGGAATGTTTGGCTCCATGCTGTTGCCACGAGCCGGAAAACAAACAACCCCGCTTCCATCACTGTTCGCGCCAACTCTGCGAAGGGTTGATTTGGAGAAGCGCAACATAAAGCCGTTGTGATCTTCATCAATCACCCGACCATCCCCGCATGCAAACTCAATATCTTTAAGGTAAGGAATTTCAACTTCATCACCTCTTAAAGGCGTTCCTCCATCCCATGGGTCCAAATATCCCCACGTGCTTTCATGGGGAATAGAAGATTTTGGATTATAAGGTTCAACTCCCTCATCACGCATTGGCCCAGTTCCATCGGAAAGCCATTCCGTACGAACTCCAAGCACTTTTGATATTTCAAAAAGTTTGCGCGTATTGCGTGTTTTTCCAGACGTAAGTTTCCAGACGCTTGGCTGAGACATGCCAACAGCATTGCCAAGAGAAGCCTGAGTAAACCCAGCCTGATCCATCGCGTATGTAAGCCTTTGAGAAAAAGTATCTAGTTTCATTCGTACAACCTATAGCTACAGCTATTATTAGTCAAATACCTAAAGCTATTTACTTTCTGAATAGCTTTGGCTATTATCCTAATTGTGAATTCAGCAGGAGTTATTTTTATGGTCAACAAGGCTATTAAAGCGGCTATTGACTCAGTAGGAAGTCAGCAAAAGTTAGCTGATGCCTGCGGTGTTAAGCAGCCGTCTGTATGGGCTTGGTTGCATGGGAAGAAAAGGGTATCCGCTGAAAATGCCAAGCGCATTGAAATGGCTACCAATGGAAGCGTCCCTGCATACCTGATTCGCCCTGATTTATCCGCTTTGTTCCCCAATCCGAACAAAGCAGCTTAATAAAGCAAATTTTTATACCGAACGGCCCGGTATACGGTCGGGTGCCCGGCGTGGTCATGGATGACTGTCAATGGTGCACAATAAAAAACCAAATTATTTACCTATGGAAATAGTAAGAAATGGAACAAACAAGTTACAGCAAACTATCACAGCGCGACGTTGATCGCGCAGAAACAGATTTACTTATCAACCTGTCAACGCTTACCCAGCGCGGTCTGGCAAAGATGATTGGCTGTCATGAATCGAAGATAAGCAGAACGGACTGGAGATTTATTGCTTCGGTCTTGTGTGCTTTCGGAATGGCATCAGACATCAGTCCGATTAGCAGGGCTTTTAAGTATGCGCTTGATGGACTCACCAATAAAAAACGCCCGGCGGCAACCGAGCGTTCTGA